GTATAGAACTGTCACTGAAACTCCAGATTTGGCAAAAACAACAACATATTTAGACAATGATTATGCCCAATCAAATTTCTATGCTAAAGCAGAAGTAACAGATTACAATGGAGATACCGAGGGTGTTGGTCTTAGTATTACTGCTAATTTAAAATCAGGAATTGTACAAACTCTAAATGTATCTGATGTTGAATGGAATCAAAGAGATCTCAAATTATATTTTGAAGAGGGTATTCTTTTACAACCAACTGCTTACGAATATTATACAACCCCAGAAATTCACTTTATTCCTGTAGATGGAAAAGGAGGTGGAGCTTCAGCAGAAATTATTGCTTATGGTGGTCAAATCCTCGATGTTATTTTAACAAGTGGTGGTAGCGGTTATACTCAACCACCAAAAGTTGTTGTAGCAAGAAGATATAAGAGAATTAAAGAAGGTTCTCGTAAAGTTGATACTTTAATTGAATTAGGATTCAATAACATTATTTCTGTTGGATCACCAATTACTTCTATCTCCGAAATTATTATTAGTGGTGATGGCGATACTAACTCCATCTTTAGTCTTGTTACTTTCGGTGTTGCTGGATCTGTTGAAGAAACAAGTAGAGTTATTACGACTACTGTCAATACTTTAGCAGGAGAAGAAAATCAAGTCTTGATGACTGATGAGAAGTTCCCGACAGAAGCTAGGGTACAATCACCAACAGTTGTTGTTGAGTACGAGCAACCGCCTATAGAACCACAAATTACTCAAATTATTGGTGGTGTAGCTGGATTCCAAGTCATTAATACAGTTCAATCCATCAAAGCGGAAGAACTTGTTAAGATTATTGAAATTCCAGCAATCAAGGCATTCCGCTATCAAGAAAAAACAGCATCTATTAATGGTGTTGGTACATTCCTCGATGCTCCTCTTAGTGAGTCTGATACTATTGTATATGTACCAAATACAGATAGATTCCCAGACACTCCAAGTAGAATTCGTATTGGTAGAGAAGTTTTATTCTACAGGCAAAAAGAAGAAGATAGATTTCTCAATGTCATTAGAGGACATCAAAATACTATAGTAAGCAGTCATTCACCAGGAGATCTTGTTCTACATGATCCAGAATTTGTCACCATGCTCACTGGTGGTGTTAGCGAGGTTCAGACAATTGTAAGCACTGCTCAATCTTCGGTTACTACAATCGAGAAGAAAGCAGAAATTCAGTCTATCACTAGTGTTTTAGTGGAAGATGTTGAATTTAATGTTGTCAATCAATTCCAAGTAGAAGCACCTTCGGATATCAATTATGATGTAATTGAACAAATTATTATTATTCCTCCAACATCATACAATGTAGTAACTTCAGTACATTCCACTACATCTAGAATAAGTACAGCAACAGTTACTCCACCACAAATTGATGGATTTGTTTCTAGTAAAATAGTAACAGTACAAGATACTGATATTCAATTAACACAAGAAGATCAAATTCAAATTGTTCCTAGTGGAACAATCACAAGTGTCAGTATTGGTTCTATAGCAGCTACTGCTGCTTCTACTTCACAAGTAGTGACAACTGCTTATGAAGCAACAGTACATACACACGAATGTTCTATTGATGTTAAAAATACTATTACTAATGTTAATGTAGAAGTTCTTGAAAATGTACAATCGACGGTTCGTAGTCTCACTTCTGTTATTGGATCAATAGTAGAAATTGATGTTAACGCAGAATCGATTGTTACTATTGATTCTGAGGGTTCCCATGGAGCAATAACCACTAGATCTTTTGTTAAGTCATTGATTCAAGATATAGATACAGTTACTACAACCTTCAGTATGTTGGTTGGCAGTGGTCTTGGTGAAGGTGGAAGTTCTATTGAAATTCCATACAAGTTTGCTATTACTGACTTTATTATTGAGGAATATGTACTAGAGACAAATGTCCTACAAAGAAATGGAAATCGTGTAATTCTTGCCGATCCATATAATGAAGTGATTATGAGAAACGGATCTATATTCTTGGTAGAAAACCGTAATCAAAATGTTCCTCCTGGATTTGAAGATTATAATCTTGGTAATGCTGGATTATCTTTGGGATCTTTTGAAAAGAATGCTTTAGTTGATACAGGGCTTAATTCTGGTTTAACTATTGCTGATCTAGATACAATTTACCCAACTTTATCAATTCGTGATTTTGAATTTAGAAAGGAATCAGCATTGATTGCTAATGGGGATAGATTTAATCTTGCTATCCCAACACTACAACTTCCAGTAACTATTAGTGGTGCTACTGGAAGTATTGGTGGACCACTTATCGTACAGAATACAACCAATTTTGATGATGAGGGTTATTTATTCACTAGTAGTGGATCCGTAATCCAATACACCAGTAAAACTGGTGTTACATTTGAAGGATGTACGCTTGTCCGCGGACCTGGTACAATCACCTTAGGTGATGATCTAATTCCGTTCACACTCGTATAAATATAAATAAATCAGACAAATCGTTCACACCCCGAGAGAGTTTCAATGGCTGCTATCATTTCAGACAAGTTTAGAATTTTTAATGCCACCCAGTTCCTTGAGTCGCTGTCTGAAGGCAGCAGTGACACTGGCGCGGAGCGTACAAGAATGTACTTCTTCGTTGGTCGTCCTCAACGCTGGGATGCCTATCTAGAAATTTATAACGCTAACAATACCGCTTTTGTTGTCGGCAACGAAGTATATGTCGGTGCCAACTATGCTGGCGCTACATTTAAAGGACAAGTTAGAGCTGTATACGAAAATTCAATTCTTCTTTTCCAAGTTGGACCTCAAACAAACTCTGTTCCTGGAGTAGGTTCTACACTAAAAGGTTATAACGGCACTTCCGATACTGGTGCTCAAGCAGTAACAGGCGTATATCGTTACGCTACAGAGGACGTTCCTCCTGTTCCTCTTGACAACCAAACAGAAAAATATGATATCTATGATGATATCATTGCTGCCAAGCGTATCACCACAGATTTTGCTCGTAACGTAATCCGTCGTTTTAACTGGGATCAAGCCGCCAATCCTAAATTTGACATGTGGAAGCCCGACTATTCCACAACTCCTGGTTCGGGTGGTCAAGTTGGTAAAGCAGGCGCTACTGGTGCTACTAGCATCGCTGATGCTAAGTATTATCTAATTAATTCCCAATACGAAGTATTCAAGTGTCTTTTTAATGGACAAGACCCTGACAACGTAAATGGTCAGGATGCTACTAATGAACCCAAGACTACACCTTCTGGTGGTCAAGGTTCGTTTGCTGATGGCATCTTCACAGAAGATCCTGGTGCTAACGGATATATTTGGAAGTACATGTACACCATCCCAACAGATGACGTACTACGTTTCCTTTCTACCGACTTTATGCCTATCGTTCTTCCTAGCGATTCTAACAGACAAGCAGAAGAAACAAGAGCAGCAAACGACCCTAATGCTATCGATGTCGTTTTAGTTGAGAACAGAGGTTCTAACCTTCCTAATGGAACTCATTATGCTCCTATCCTTGGTGATGGTACAGGTGGTAAAGTTACTATCGTAGTTTCTGGTGGTTCTATCCAATCGTCTGTAGTTTCTGATCGTGGATCAGGTTATACTTACGGAACAGTTGCTTTAGAAACTGGTCTTGTCAGTGGCGATGCTAACTGGACTGGTGCTGCTTACGGACTATACTCAAACTCGGGTCTAACATCATCTCTTACCGTTGGTGCTACAGCTGTTGGTGCTTTAGAAGTCGTCATTCCTCCTCAAGGTGGACATGGTTCCAATATGGAAGAAGAACTCAACGCCAAACGAGTCATGACGAATATTCGTCTAACTTATGCCGAAGGTTCTGGTGATTTCCCTGTTGATAACGACTTCCGTCGTATTGGTATTATCAAAGACCCATATGCTTTCGGTACTTCTACTTTCGCTACTACAAGCACATTGAATGGTGTTTATGCTGTTAGAATTAACGGTGCTACTGCTGATTATCAGGTTGACGAAACTATTCGTCAAACTAATAGCAATGGTGGATATGCTTATGGCACTGTCGTTTCTTGGGAACTAGATTCTGGTAACGCTGGTCCTGGTGGTGCTGGTGTTCTTAAGTACATCCAGTCTCCTTCTGCTCATACAGATGCTGGTGTTGTACGTTCAGTCGAAGCATCCGCTAATGCTATTGAAGGTCTATCTTCACTCGCTTCTGGTGCTGTAACAACAACTGCTATTGACGCTGCTGCCGCTGCTGCTACTCTTGGCGGTGTAACTTTTGCTAACGGTCTTGCTACTCCTGAAATCGCTAATAACTCTGGCGAACTCATCTATGTTGAGAACAGAAGACTGATCACCCGTGCTGCTGACCAGATTGAAGACATCAAACTTGTAATTGAGTTCTGATTTACTTTTTACTCCGCTAAATACTTCAACGAACAATGTAGAGTATTTGGCGGAGTAACATGCCACAGAAGACTAATCTCAATGTAGCACCATACTATGATGACTTTGATGCTGACAAGAACTTCTATAGAGTTCTTTTTAGACCTGGATACTCGATCCAGACTAGGGAATTAACTTCTCTACAATCAATTCTTCAGAATCAGATTGAGAGCTACGGTAAGTTCTTGTTTAAACAAGGACAGCAAGTAATTCCTGGCGAGGTTGGATTAAACACCAAACTCGACTACGTTAAGTTGTCTTCTGTGTCGGAAGTCGCTGTTAGCGAAGGTGGACAAATTGTCTATAAAAAATATGATATCAAACAACTAGTTAATACTGAACTAAGAGGTATTAACTCTGGTGTCATTGGTAGAGTTGTAGAAGCGGAATACGGGTCTGACGTAGAAGCGGATACTCTCTTTGTAAAATATACAACAAGTGGTAATGCTAACAATGAATCAACTTTTAGACAAGGTGAAACTCTAGAAGTCATTGGTGGCATCAATACTCCTTTACTAGTAGTCGGTACTGATGGTAGTGTCTTGCCAACCAGTATTGACGTAAAAAATCCCGTTTCTGGAAATGTTTCTACTCTCAGCAGTCCAGCGATGGGATTTGCTACTGCAGTGGAAGTGCAAGAAGGTATCTATTTTGTGAATGGTTTCTTTGTTAAGAATCAAAAACAACTTCTTGTTATTAACAAATATTACGATCAAGCATCTGCTAAGGTTGGATTTACTATCAATGAAGATCTAGTAACTCCCGAAGAAGATGCCTCTCTATATGATAATGCTAGAGGATTTTCTAACGCTACTGCTCCTGGAGCACATCGTCTAAGCATTAATTTAAACTTATCTCAATTTGCTTATACAGCAAACACAGATAAAAACTTTATTCAACTTTTACAAATTAAGAATGGCACTGTTGAAAAGCAGGTAAAATCAGCAGATTATTCTTTACTAGAAGAGACTCTGGCAAGAAGAACATATGATGAGTCTGGAGATTATGTAGTAGAAGAGTTTGACTATTCTATTAGAGAATATTATCAGCAAGGATTTAACAATGGGATATATCAGTTAAGTGATGAAACTGGATTGGTAAATGGACTTAGTGAAGTAGAAGCTGATTCTAATATGGTTCTTACCATTAGTTCTGGTAAAGCATATGTTAAAGGATATGAAATTCTAAACAAAGAATCAAAGTCTGTTGTTATCGAGAAGGGAAGAGATACGTTGACCAGGGATAACGTAACTGTAAAGACCCGTGGTATGCCCCAATACAGTGTCACCAATGTATATGGGTCTGTTCCTCTTAACACAGTCTCTGGGGTCTTTACAGGGTATCCTACGGTTACATTAAGTTCCGTATTTAATGACGGTAGTCTTGGATACAATGGATTGGATCTTTCTAGTCTAAAAACAACTAGCAATAGAAGATCCCAACCTTTCAAAATTGGAGATGGAATTAAAACCATCTATGTTAAAGTTAAAGCAACACAACCTACAGAAGCATCACAAATTCCAGATACTTTTTTCATTGTAACTTCGAGAGGAACTAATACTGTCGATGGTAAGAGTGTTACAGTTCTTGCTAAGAGCTTTGTATTGAGACCAGAAAGAGATTCTTCTGTAGATGCTGTATTTGTAGAACTAACAGTTGTTGGACAAAAAGCAGTTATTGATAAGTATCTCACCAATGTTGACACAGGAGAATCTGACTTCGTAAGATACCTGTACGAAACTAAAAGTGATATGGAGCAATCCACATCAGAATATGCTGAAATTATTGATTACAACGAAACTATTACTCCTGTTATTGGATTAGCAAAACCCAAAAATTTCAATTTAATCAACAAAGGTGTTGGATTTAATCCAGATAGCGATTTAGTTATATCCAAAGGAAGAGAAGGATCATTGACTCCTTACAATAGTACATTTGGATTTAGTTATTTCAATCCGACATTTTTTACTAAGTTAACTCTGGCTAATGACATTACTAGCAACACCTTTGAAAAAGGAAAGTATATCTATGGTAAAGACAGTAAAGCATATGCCGTTGTTGAAAATGACACTAACGAGAACTACACAACTGGAAATACGCTGTTCGTAACTACTTTGTTTGGTCAATTTATTTCTGGCGAAACAATTATTGATGAAGATAATAACACAATTAAAATTGGTAAAGATAATACATTATCACATTTTATTGTTGTTAACACTGGCGAAGCATATGACCAGGCAGAAAATTTAGTTATTAATGGAACGGAATTTGATCAATCTAAAATTGACTTACAATTTTATGGCGGTAAATTAATCACTGCTACAATTATTGACCAAAAAGTAAGAAATACCATATATTCTTCTCCTCCAGCAGTTAGTTTGTCAGATGATGCTGCTATTAGTAATAAATGTGTTGTTACACCTATTTTATTCAGAAACACCGTCCAGACTTTTACCCCACAGAATGTAAAATCTGTTGGATCTGAATATAGTACATACAAATTTACTGCTGATGTTGATTTAAGTTCTTCATCTTATGCTACTTACGAACAAGTTAGCGACTTTACTTTCTTTGGAACTAAAGGATTCAAATTTATCGAGTGTAATGGTTTTGGAGCAGATTTAGGAGATATCGTTCAAGGAGATATTATTCAATTCACTGACGAATTGAATAAGGTTAATAAAGCAATTGTACAATATACTTCTGAACCAGTAGGTATTGATAAAGCAAGAATTTATCTAGACCTTGCTTTACCAAATAATGTGGTTAATGCTACAATCATTAAATTGCGTCCAAGAATTTCTAATGCTGCTTCTTCATTAGTTTTCCCGACAGGTAGTAAGCAAGTTGCTTCATTAGTAAATGATAGTAGTGACACTAAATTTAATTATTATGTTAGGAAAGATTTTGTTACCGAACTTTCTTCTAGTGGCGGATTTATCACCTTTACTGCTCAACTTCCTGTAGGATCACAAAAATTTGTAGGATTTACAGAAAATAATTTTATACTGACTGTCCTAAGTAAAGGTTCGTCAACAGTAGTAGAAAATGGAGATATTGTTTACGTCGATCCAAGATATATTGAGATTACAGAGTCTACTGAAAATGCTGGTAGTGTACAAGCGGGTGCTCTTCAGATTAAGAATCTACCTAAAAATTATTTCGGAACAATTACTGATAGTAACTATCCTGTTTTAAAACTCACCGCTACTGTAGAAATTGAGGGAGCACGTCCTAGACTCAAGACAGTTGTTAGAAATAAAAGAATTATTGTTGTTTCTAGTGGAGACAGAGTAATTCCAATTAGAGGTCAGGACTATGATTCTGATGTCATTGAAGTATTCTCATACTCAGATGCTTTTAAATTAAAATATATTTACGAAGGAACCAAAACAAATCCTCCTGTAGTTGATCCAGCTGGCACTTTAATCAGTGGTACAGACATCACTTACAAGTTTAGATTTGATGATGGGCAACGTGATAGTTACTATGATGTTTCTAGAATTATTTTAAAACCAGGATTTGATAATCCAACAGGTCAAATTGTTGTCGCTTTTGATTATTTTGATCATTCTTCTGGAGATTTTTCAACAGTTGACTCGTATGTACACGAAGCTGGTATTACATCAGAAGAAATTCCATTATTCAACTCAGAAACAAACGGCATTGTTTCTCTAAGAGATTGTGTTGATTTTAGACCAAAAGTAGATAGTCAAACTACTATTACTGGTTTCCAAGACAACTCTATCGTTTCGCTATTTGATAGCACTGATTATGTTAGTTTTACTGGAAATGGTGGTGTTAGTTCTCAGACACCAGCACCAGATGGTAACTTAATCTATACAATGTCGTTTAGTGAAAAACAATTCTTGGATCGTATTGATGGATTGTTCCTTACTAAGAAGGGAGACTTTATTGTTAAAAAAGGCAACTCTTCCTTAAACCCATCAAAACCAGAAGCAATTGATGATGCTATTTCACTATGCTATCTACATATTCCTGCTTATACAAACAGCAGTAAAGATGTAAGAATAATTCCTGTAGATAACAAACGTTATACTATGAAGGACATTGGTAAGTTAGAAAAGCGTGTCGAACGTCTTGAGTATTACACTACACTCAGCATCCTAGAGCAACAAACTCAAAACATGCAGGTCAAGGATGGTCTGGGACTAGAAAGATCTAAGAGTGGATTTCTTGTAGATAATTTTGAATCACATGGCATCGGAAATTTAAAGTCCGTTGACTATAAGTGTGCTATAGATACACAACAATCGGTATTGAGACCTCAGTCTAAAGAAGATAGTTTAGTTCTTAAAGAAGTTAACACTAGAAATGATCAAAGATCTGTTTCTGGATACGTTGTTAATGATAATGTTGTTTCATTACCATATACAGAAGTAGAACTTCTCGGTAATAGAAATGCTACAAAGGTTATTAACCCCAACCCCTTCGTAGTTATTCAGTATGTTGGAGAGTCTATCATCAATCCTCAACAAGATTCTTGGTACGATCAATCTGTAGCTCCATTAGTATCAGATTCTAATACAAAATTGAATTCAATCTATCTAGCAAAAGAAGATAGTTTATCGGATGCTTACTCTAGTATCTACAACTCTTTTATTGTAAATTGGTGTGGTACTGATGTTGGTATTCTTCCAATTGAATCTCTATCTAATGTAAATTCGGAAGATGTCGAATCTTCTGTAGTTAATGGAAAACTATCTAGTTCTTCAAATGTAAGTCCACAAAATAATGAGATTGGTAAAGGACAAGCTAGTAAAACAGTTGGCAATAAAAAAGTTTCCACTTCAGTGTCATTTTTTGCCAGATCAATACCAATTAAATTTAGTGTCAATAGACTAAAACCAAATACAAAGGTTTATGTCTTTATGGAAGGACGTGATATTAATAGGTGGGTCATTCCTGATATTAAGTTCACTGGAATTCCTGGTAGTTCTTTAACTACCTTTGGATCTCCATTGACTACAGACACGAATGGCAATCTTAGTGGTATTATTCTTGTACCTGCTGGTGTTCCCCCTACATCAAATACTAGGTGGACTGGGAATCCCGATACTATTCCATATGCCGAAGGTGAGCAAGAAGTTAGATTTACTACAGGTGTAAAGTCTATTAGATTTACATCTAGTGAAACTAATGAGAATAAGGCAGGTGTTGACACATATGCCGAGGTTAACTTTTATGCTACGGGAGGACTTCCTGCCAACCCACCGAGCATTACATCTACTCAAGCAGCATTCTTCAAAGCAAATGAAGGTGTTCAGTTGATCGAAAGTAATACCGACAATCCGATTAAACCAAATCCTCTTGCTCAGACATTTAAAGTAGAAAATTTTGTACAAGGTTTGATGGCAACAGGTGTAGATCTGTTCTTTAAAAACAAAAGTAATACCGTTCCTCTAAGAGCTTACTTAACTGATACTCTATCTGGCAAACCTGGAAAAAATATTATTCCTGGAACACAAATTTCATTAAATCCAGAAACATATTTGAAAGTTTATGTTACTGGCGAGAGCGAAACTATTACTATCTACAAAGATGAGTATGTAACTGGTGCCACCTCAAATGGTTCTGGTCCTATTTTGAAAATTTTGGATGCTAATAATGTACAAGTTGGCGATGAATCAAGCACAACATTCCAAATGAATAAGGAACAAGTTTATACTTTGGTTCTTAATAATCATAATGGCACATCATTTGTAGCAAATGAATCGCTTACTATTCCATCTCTCGTAGATTACAACGCCAAGAATAACACAACACTAGGAGTATTCATTGCTAAGGATGCTGGTAAAGTTTCTAGATTGAAGGTTCTTAATACTGGAGGCAATTACGAAACTGCTTCTCTAGTAATTGAAAGTCCACAACTTCCTGGAGGTTCATCTGCTACTGCTAGTATTGGAGTTTCTGATGGTAAGGTTTACAATTCCGAAATTTCTCTATCTGGTCGTGGATATACAGAAGCACCATCGGTGGTTATCAAAGGTGTTGGAACTGGAGCAGCTGGAGCTGAAATTCAATCTTTCATTGAAATTGATACCCCAGCAGTCAGAATGGGTATTTCTACTGACTTTAAAGATGTAACGGAATCAACAACCCCAACAAAATTCAAGTTCAAACATCCAGTGTATCTACAAAATAATACCGAATATGCATTAGTTGTAGAGACAGATTCCCTAGAATACGAACTATGGGCATCTAAACTAGGTGAAATTGAAATTTCTACTAGTAATGTTGTCACCACACAACCTCTACTAGGTTCTGTTTATAAATCACAAAATACTGATAATTGGTCTGAAGATCTATTTGAAGACATTAAATTTATTATGTATCGTGCTGAATTTGATATTGATGGTGATGCTGAACTAGAACTTACCAATGAGGTATTGGGATATGAGTTACTTGACGTATCTCCTTTTGAAACTAGTGTAAGATCGCCATCTAATGCTACGTCATCTTTATTCAAAAATAATAATTCTATTGTCAAAGTATCTCATAGAGACCATGGATTTGAAGATGGCAGCAATTCTTACGTCTTCTTTAATAAAACAGAAGATGTTGGAGGCATTTCTAGTTCTACTTTGAACGGAAGACTATTCAAAATTTCCAACTCGGGATTAGATAGTTACAATATCATTTCTCCAAACCCAGCTGGATCTAGTATTCTTGGTGGTGGATCAAGAGTAATTGCTTCGTTTAATAGAAAATATGAAAGACTTTACGCTCAAATTCCTCACTTAGAATTAGACGGAACAAAAATTGATTCGTTTGTCGAGACTACAAATATTTTGCCAGTTGATTATAGTGTTAAAAACTATGATTCTTATTCTAATACTTCTTATGAAAGAACTTTCTTAAATGAAGAGCATTTCTTTATTAATCAGAAAGTAATTACTTCGGATATTAATTCCGTCATTAATAATATTAAAAACAGTTTGAAGTATAAGTTAAGACTATCGTCAACGAACTCTTCTGTTTCTCCTATCATTGATCTTAGAACTGCTTCCGTTAAAACGGCATCTAACAGAGTTGAAAATTCTACTGGTTACGAAAATCGTTTTGGCAAAAGAAATCAAGTCCTCACTTTCTTGCCATTATATGATTTGAGTATGTCTATTAATGGAGTTAATTCTGGTTCTGTAGTAGCAGGCGCAGTTTTGGTTGGAAATGCTTCTAAAGCAGAAGGATTTATAACAGAGTATTCTGCTGGTGTTGCTAGAATTCGTTTAAGAACAGATACAGAATTTAGAGCAAATGAGTCACTTAGTGTAGTTGCTTCTAATGGAGTTACTGTTGAAAATGTTTCTGTTAGTATTACCAATATTTCTAAAGTATCATATAATTTTAGCGTAGACTCTACGTTAATTGCTTTTTATCCACAAGATACTTCAATTGATTATTCTAATAAAATTATTGGTCAAATTAAATTGTGGGATCCAGAAGAAAATGTACTTGTAGTAGAAAATTCTTTCGCTCCAATTAACAACAATTATACTGCTAAACCAGCAGATGATATCGCTTATACGAGGAAATCAACTACTGCTGCTCAGACACCAGATGTCTTCAGAAGTGGTGATGTAATTAAATCTACGGCAGGAACTGAAGTATTCTTAGAAATTGGCACAGTTGAATTTTCAACTGGTATTGATTATGTACCCGAGACAGATTCTTCTGATAGTTCTTCTGTTGCTAAGTATATAACAAAAGAAATTTCTATTAATAATCCAGGAACTACTATTACTGTTAAATCAACTGTTAATGTTCCTGATGTAAATAACATTAAACTTTACTATAAAATTAAAGAAGCTTCTAGTGCTATCAATTTTGATGACACAAATTGGGTTCCATTTAATATAGATGGCAATCCAGACTTTGAAATTTTGGCATCAGCAACTAATTCTATCTCTGGTCAATTTGAAAAACAGACTGATTATCAAGAGTTAAGTTACAGTGTTTCTGATTTACCTGAGTTTACATCTTTTTCCGTGAAGATTGTGATGAGATCTGAGAACCCAGCATATGTACCTAAAGTACAAGATTTACGTGCTGTAGCATCTTACTAATGAAACACTTAAAAGTTGAGGGACATAACAATTTAGTTCGTGATGTAACTACGGGAGCTATTATCTCAATCGATAAACCCTCCCGCAATAACCTTTCCAATACAATGAACAATGCTCTTCATGACATAAATACTTTGAAGGAAGAATTATCTGAAATCAAACTACTTCTTAGAGAGATCGCAAGAAATGCCAGCAATTAATGTCGCTAGAACAGATACCTTTGAAGTTCAAAGGACAAAAATTAACCTAATTGGTAATCAGATTTTCAACATCGCTCAAGGTGGTTCTGATTTATCAACTGGCAATCTAAAATTGGGTGATGGTACTAGAGTTTCTCCATCTTTAGCGTTTGCTAGTGATACTGGCACAGGTTTATTCAAAACATCACAAAATGTATTAGGAATTGTTAGTAATGCCAAGAAAGCATTAGATCTTTCACTAGCAGAATCTGTATTCTTTACTAATACTATTGTTAGAAAAAATATTATCGACCAATCAAACGTAACCATTACCTCGGGAGGAAATGGGTACGATATTGGATCATATAGTGAGGTATCTTTAGTTGGTGGTTCTGGTTCTAATGCAACTGCCACACTAAATGTTGTTGAATATATTGGTTCTGTTACAAATGTTGGTAATGGATATGATCCTGGTGATTATATTGATATTTCTTTAACTGGCGGTACAGGATCGGGAGCAATTGCTGATGTTATTATTGCTGACGTTGATGGAGTTATTACCAATCCTGGATCTGGATATATTGATGGTAATTATCCTAGTGTTACACTAATTGGTGGAGATGGTTCTGGTGTTGTAGCAAATATTGATGTTGTTGGTGGAGAAATAGATTTAGTATCTATTATCTTACCATCCCCCAATGGTAATTATAATATAGGGAATGTTCTGTCGGTAGATAATCTCAACTTAGGTGGAGCTGGATCTGGTTTTGAATATACCATCACATCTAATCCTGGATCAGTTGAGTCTTTCCAATTCAGTTCTTTAAGTGACGGAGTTTCTTTTTATAGTAGTGGCGAATTGTTGGGATTACCTGGATTATTAGGTACTCCATCAACTCCTTTTGCTTACACTATTGGTGATACAAATACTGTTAATCAAATCACTGTTATTAATGGTGGTATTGGTTATGCCGATGGCGATACATTATCAGTATCGGCTACTGATCTTACTGGATACACCTCCTATGCTGTAACAGTAGGTGCTACCCAAAAAATTACTTTCTCAAGCACTTTACCATCTGCTACATTTACAGAAGGATCGACTTTATCTTTTGTTGGTGGTCAAGTAGTAAATGGTAGTTTGCCTATTGTATCTACTGGAGCAGCAGATCAAACATATAATAATGTTTCTGCTACTGGCGGTAGTGGTCAAGACTTAGTATTCAATTTTTCTACTACTGGCGAAGGAGAATTAAACATTGCTGGGATTGCCAACTCAGGATATAATTACGTTCAGGGAGAAAGTGTTAATATCCCAGCAGGGTCTATCGGGGGAATATCTGGAGTAACAGTTACTATTGATTCTGTTACTAGTTATACTGATTGTGAATGTTTAGCAGTTTTCTCTAATGGCGGTAATATTGATTCGATTGTAATCGAAAATACAAACCCTGGAGCGGTTGCTATCCCATCAAGACTTGGTGCCCAAGGGGCTGCTTTTGGATCTACATATGAAATAGCATCTTTAACAGAAGCAAATCAATACTTTTTAGATGATGGTAATGATGTAACATTAACTGACAAATATAACAAAGATCTTACTTTTTATGTTGGTAATACATATAGATTAATTTATTCTGATTCTTCAAACGCAGGTCATATTATTGCTTTTAGTCAAACAGCAGATGGTGTACATGGAACAGTGTCACAAACTGCTGTAGCTATCTCTACAGGATCAGCAAATATTACAGTAGCAAGTACAGCAGGAATCACTGCTGGAATGGAAGTAACAGTTTCTGGTGGATCAGGTGTTCTCGCTAATCCAACTACTGTTGAAGAAGTAGTTGATGCCACAACTATTACTCTCAGTGCTTTACCAACTGCAAATGGATCAGCTAATCTAACTTTTACTGGGGTTTCCTATACTGGAGGAACATTCAGGGGAGCCGATTATATTGATATCAAAGTTACATCATTTACACCAAATCTATATCTCTATTGTACTGTACACCCTGATATGGGTGGATATGATGGGTACGAAAATGATATTGTAGTAGATCCAAACAATCCCAAAGCTTTCGGATCAGGGTTTGTATTAAATGTAGATTCGGTATCTAGTTCAGATTCTATAACATTGGACATTGCTAGTGGTGACGTAGCTTCTACATCAATTACAGCAAGTAACGGATCTATCGGAATTCTGGCATCCAATATTAGTGTTACTACACCTTTATTAGAAGGAGGCACTATCAACGGAACTTCTTTAAATTCAACATCTAATCTTGCTATCACATCTGTTAATGGCACTACAGTTACTGGGAATTTTGATATTGGATCTACAGTTCAAATAGTCGAGGTATCTGGAAACATAACTACGTCGGGAGAATTAAAAACAAATGGTTCTTTAAACTCTTCAGATAAATTAAGTATTACTGATAGTACAATTTCTACTACAACTGGTAATGATATTGTACTGACACCTGCTAATGATAGAATTGCTAAAGTAGATACTAATACGTCTTTCCAAATTCCAGCAGGTACTTCTGCCCAGAGACCTACAACTTTAGCAGCAAATGGAGCTATCCGCTTCAATACTGAGAATGGTCAATATGAAGGATATAGTGCCACCACATCTTCTTGGTCATCTCTAGGTGGCGTTAGAGATATTGATGGCAACACATTTATCTTGGCAGAAGCAACTACAGGTGCTAATGACAATACTCTGTATTTCTATAATGACGGAAACAATACATTAAAGTTAACACCACAAAAGTTTGATTTCCAGAATGTCAAGACTATTTCTTCTTCAAAATTAGGATTACCTGCCTATACCGATTTCATCACATCTAATAGTTATTCAAATGGCGATTATGTTAGGTGGCAGAGAAATCTATATCTTGTTACGGTTGGAGGACAGTCGGGAACATCAGGAACAGAACCAACCCATTCTACTGGATCTATTCCTTCAGGAGCAGTTACTTTTGAATGGTATGCTCTGGCAGTTGACGATCTCACGTTTACAGAAATTGATAATCTTAAAATTGCTACTGGAACTAGT